TCAGCCGGCGGCGCTTTGCGTCAGGTATGCGGGCTGCCGCTGCCCCGTCTCCTTGTGCTTCTTGAGCGCTGCGATATGCGGCATTGGCGCCGCGGGCTGGGCAACCAGGGAGGCTTGCCGGTCTTCGGGGGCCAGTTCCGCCTCCAGCCGCGCAACGCGGTGGCGGTACATCTTGGCCAGGGCCATATGGTGCTCCGCGGCGTTTTCATGCTCCAGCGCGGCCATGCGGGCTTCGTCCAGGCAACTCTGGACGCGGCGGGCGTAGATGGTTGCGGGATCAAAGAATCGCTTGAGCATGATCGTCCTCCTGGGATGATGAGGCCATGCGCTTCGGATTGGAGCCAGGCCAAAGCGCTTGCGTCCGGCCGACGGAGGCAGTATCAGTTCTTCATTGACGCAAGGCAACGCATGCACGCCGCGCGAGCACGGTGTCGCGTACTTGTCCTACACGGTCAAGTCGAAGCTGCGACTGCAGCGGTGCGCCGGCGCTGGCGCACGCCGACCATCCCGACGAGGCCCACGCCCAGCAGGGCAAGTGCACCGGGTTCCGGCACTGCATACCAGACACCGGAATAGATCGGGCGATTGTCCGGGGTGGTCGGTCCACGATCCGAATTCAGGTACCCGGACCATAGATCGGATCCGTTCGTGGACATGAAAGTATCGGCGTACATCGTGCTGAGCGTTCTGATGATTCCCTGAAGGTATCCATCGTTTGCTTGCAGGGTTGCCACCATCTCGCACAGGACCGGGGACTCGCAACGCCCTTCCTGCATGTTCACAAAAATATCGAGGGCTGCGAAATCGACGGCGACGATGTTGGAGTTGTAGTACTGCGTGCTCTCGATGGGGGTTCCCCAATCGACCGTCCTCACGTTCAGCTCGCCAATGGGTGCCGACATGCTGATCGTCAAGGAGTTGAGTTCGCTGCTCCAGTCTTCGCAGTGCGACCCCGAGCACTCCATCGAAGTCACTTGAAACTGGTAGACGATCGTGGCGTTGGCCCCTGTCATCATGCAGCCAGCCATTGCAATGGCACCGAGAATCTTGCGCATACGTTTTGTCTCCGTATTGCCGACGAGGAGTCCGTCGATGTGACAAAAGTATTGCAGGTTGACTGCCTGGTGCCAAGGGCCGGTGCCCGGAGGGGATTGAACAATCCTATCTAGGCCGCATGGATGCTTGTTTTTTACAGTTTGGTTTTGATTTTTTCCCCCGCATGTTCCCCCGCTTTTTTCTGCCTAATTTTTAAGCAAAAGGGACACGCACCGGCGACCGTCACCCCACCGCCTTGCACATCAGCACCAGCTCGCGGTGGTCTGAGCGCACATCAATCAAGCTCACGATGTTGTAGGTGGTGCCGTTATGGATCACGCGATCCTGCGCCGTCATCCAAGGGCGAAAGCGCATCCTTATCCGCGTCGTCACCTCAGACTGCAACGCCTGCGCCGCGATGTACTCCCGGCCTACCAGCGGCTCTACAGCGGCCCAGCAGGTGAACAGGGGGGCCCAGCTCTCGATAGGGGTTCCCCAGTCGTCCACTGTGCTGGTGAACCGCTCCACCGTCACGCGCTGGTCTAGCTTGCCCGCGTTCATGCGTAAACCCGGTACGGTGCCAGCAGGCGCGCATAGGTCTGGTTGCTGGTCAGGGGGCGCTCGGTCTGGGCTTCCCGGTTCGCGTACAGGTCGCCCACCAGCAGCAGCGCGGCAGACTTCACCGGGGCCGGCGCGTCAGTGTCGAGGTCGATCACCTCCATATTGAGGTCGTTGGCCACAGCGGAGGCAGCGGTGTCGATCATGGCCAGGATCAGCGCGTCCTCGTCGTCATGGTCAACACGAAGGTGCAATTTAGTTTCGGCAAGGGTCAGCATTTGATTCTTTCAAATGGTTGGAATAGGTGCCCCGGACAAGCATCACGCAGGGCCGGGGCGGGGTGCCAGCCGCGCATGGCAGAAAGGTCATGCCGCTGGCGTTCGGAGTTTTCTGAAACGCGGCACTGCCCGACTAATCCGCGTCCTGGCACTCCTTGCGGCCCCCCAGGCTAGGGTTATTCAAACGAACGTGAAGGCGTCGAACCCCACGAACTGCGCCTGCTCGGCCCTTGATGCCACGCCCATGGCCATCGCCAGGGCCTGCAATCCGTCAATGCGTCCGGTGGCCTTCGCCTTGTCCAGCTTCCGGGCCCCGGTCGGGTCTTTGGTCACCACGGCATTGGCCGCGCACATCGTCAAAACCGGGTGCATGCCGTGGGCGATGCGGCCATTCAGCAATTCCGCCTCCAGGGCATCCAATGCGGGCGCCATGTCCTTGTAGCCCTGGCCCCATTCGATCAGGGGAAGGTCGGCGCCCAGCTTGTCCAGCTCTTTGCGCATGAGGTCGATGCGCCAGCGGTCGTATGCGATGGCCTGCACGTCCATATCGGCCAGGATTTCCAGCATGTCGGCGGCGACGTGCTCATAGTCCACGGTGGCCCCTGGCGTCGTCCGTAGAAAGCCTTGGCGGTGCCACACGTCATAGGGGGCGCGGTCGCGGCGGGCACGATCAGCAAGGCCTTGCTCTGGTGTCCAGAAGTGCGCCTGCACATGCCACACGTCATCCACCTGGCCCACGATCACCAGGGCGGTGAGGTCGGTACGTGCCGACAAGTCCAGGCCAGCGAACACGGGGCCGTCGAAACTGCGCAAATTTGCGCAGTTCGCCTTCCACACGTCCGGCGACACGAACGGCGATTCGGTCGATACGCGCTGGTTTAGCAGTAGATTTCGAGCGCTGTTCTCCATGCTCGGCATGCGCTGCGCCTGCGTCATCTGTTCCCGAAGATCATCTTCGGAGCGGAACAGTCCAAGGGCGGGATTTGCCGCACGCCATGCGCTCTCGTCCATGAGGTCGCAGCCTTCGGGCGCGGCGTACAGGTGACACACGATGCGCGGGTCTGCGCTGCGCTGGGCGTCGTCGAGCCACTGTGAAAACAGGTCTTGATCCGAGGCCGCCTGCGTCGATATGGCGATCAGCAGCGGCGCTTCGTGCGCGCCCTGGCTGGTGGTGATGGCGTCCACAAAGTCCGACTGCGGGCCGCGCACCTGGCCCGTTTCGTCGAGTATGGCAAGCGATGGGCTCAAACCGTGGGCGGTCTTGCCGTCCGCTGCCAGGGCGCGGAACTCCACGTTCATGGGCAGGCCGATCAGGCGCTTTCCAGACGGGATGATGCGCACCAGGGGCGCCAGCTTCGGAGACTGCTGCACCATCTTGCACGCCAGATTGAACACCAGGGCGGCTTGGTCGCGGCTCATGGCGCCCGAGACAATCTGCGCGTTCTGCTTCGCCTCGGGGCCGACCAGGTGGGCCAGCAGCAGGCCAGCAATCAGGCCCGATTTGCCATTCTTGCGCGCAATGCTCAGGATGGCGCGGCGCGTGCCTGCGGGGTTGTCGTACACGTCGCGCAGGAACTGCTTTTGGAACTCTGCCAGCACCAGCGGCTGGCCTACGTGGGCGCCCTCGGGCGTCACGCAGTAGCGCTCGATGAACTCGATGATGCGGGCGGCGCGGGTCATGGTCATGGTTTGATAGGCGCAATTCCGCCTATACGGCGCGCAGCCGGGGGATCAGCTCGTCGCCATCGTCCTGGCGGGCGGAGCGTTCTGCCGTGGAAGCGTTTACCATGTCGGCGGCGCGGCCTGCTGTGGCCGTGACATGCACCGACAGCGAACGGGCCAGGGCAAGGGCAAGGCGCGTCAGCTTCACATGCTCATCACCGCCGATGGCCACCTCCTGCAATGCCTGCTGCACGCGGGCCATGTTGGCGGCGGTCACGAGGTCGCTTTCCGTCCAGGTATCACGGGCGCGGCTGGTCACGATGGCCTGCCAGAAAGGCCGGCACTCGTCAGGCAGGGTGACATACACGGGCGGCTCGATGGGCGCTTGGGCGGCGTTCTGGTGCGCCTGCACTGCGGCTTTGGCGCTGTCGGAGCGGGTGCGGCGTGGCTTGGTCATGGTTGCCTATTTTTTAAGCAGATAGCATTAAAACGAGGGGAACCGGTCGGTTAGTGTCCACTAACTTACCGTGATTTCTCATTCCACGGATGCGCCGGGTTGATCGGGTTGCCCTCGGCATCGCAGCCCATGCGCGCCGGTCTGCCGTAGAGGTCGGCCATCGTCTTGATGCTGTGGCAGGGCTTGCACGTCGAGACAAGGTTTTCCCGGCTGTTGTCCGCTGGGTCGTTGTTCTTGTGGTCCACCTCAGTGGCTGGCGTGATAGTCCCAGGCGGGCAGTATTGGCACAGCGGCTGCTCGGCCAGCACCTGGCGGCGCAGCTTGCGCCATGCGTCGCTGTTGAGCGGCAGCAAGCGCCCGTTATTGGCCTTCGTCCAGCGCTTCGTGGGTTGATAGGGCCAGGTGCGCTCGGTGCTCATTGCTTGCTCGGGTAAGGCTTTGCCGCTGGCGTTGCAGTGCCCGTAGGCGCGTCATCTACACCAGGCAGGGCGGGCAGGTTCTCCAGCTTGCGCACCTCGGAGCGTTTCAGCCATCCATCGCTCACGCCGGAGCTGTAGAACGCGGCTCGTTCTTGGCTTGATCCGCGCAGCAACCCTTCCAGGCTGAACTCGGCATACAGGCTGCGGGCGGCTTGCGGCGTCAGCAATTGACGGTTGATAGCGCCTTCAATCGCGCTCAGGTGACGGCCCAGCGTGTGTTTGGCGAAGAACATATCCATGGCCACGCTGTTGCTGTAGGTCGAGTGAGACAGGTCACCAATCAGGACGGGCGGCACCTTGAAGATGCGGCATATTTCCTCCACGCTGAAACGGCGCGCTGCAACCCACTCGCTATCTGCCAGGCTGAGGCTGATGGGCGTGAAGGTCGAGCCTTCCTCCATAACGGGCACCTTGCCTGCATTGGCTCCACCGGCGTACTGGCTGGCCCACGATGCGGCGATGGCCTGGCGTTGCTCAGGCTTCAAGCGTCCGGGCATGGAAATAATGCCGGATGCTCGGGTGCCGTTGTCGAAGGTGCTTTGACCGTGCTGCGCTTCAGCTTGCGCGAGCTGGATCACGGCGCGGGCGGCGGTGATAGGACTGACGCCCACCAGCGGATCATTGCCAGCACGGTGGCGAAGGTGGAACACCTCGGCAGGCAATAGGCGCTCCCTCACGCCGTCCCTGTTGGTGTACTCATAACCGGCGATGGTTTCGCCCTTGCGCATGATCGTGACGTTGCTGGTCACCATGGGGTCAAGGCTGCGCACCTGGCCATCCCAGCCACGCGAAACTTTGGCGTAGGCGTTGCCCGTCAGCAGCATGGATGAAACCATCCATTCCCAGAACTCGGTGGCCGATTGCTGGTCGTTGGGGGCGCGGTGAAGAACGGTATGCAAAGGATGATCCGTGGCCGTGGTGCGATCTTCGCCGTCGCGTCGATACAGGCGCAGCGGCAGCGATCCGATGGCCTCGGCAATCAAGGCCACGGCGGCATAACAGGCTCCAACACCTTGGGCGCTTTCAGGCGTCACGCTGGTGGCCGATAGGGGAATGGGCCAGCCGTTGACGCCCAGCACGGAGCGGGACTCCAGGCCCATGGCGGATTTGATGCGGGTGATGATGCTCATCGGCAAGTCTCCAGCCACAGGGCATTGCCGCCGATGCCAGGGCGATGCAGTTCGTACACGCTGGGCATGCTGCGCTTTGCTACCTCGGTGTCAGGGTAGGCCGGTTGCGCGGTCACAGTCACTTCGTGCAATTCCACGCGGCGCAGCTCGCGCAACATGGAACCGTCGCCCCGGTCTGTCCAGGTGTCGCCGCCGCTCGGAACCATGAAGCCAAACGATGCGCCACGGATAAGGCCGGACTCCACCAGCACGGCAACATCGCGGCCCACGCTGGTGTCAGGTAGGCGAAGATCAAAAGCCAAACCATGGGCATCCTCCCGCAGTTGCAAGGTGCCGGATGCGGTGCTTCCCAGCAGGGCCCGGCGGTCGTGGTCAGCGAGTGCCACGATGTTGCGGCCATCGGAGAGCGAAGTCGTGAACGCCCCGGCGCGGATCACTTCGGCAAAGTCACCGATGCGAGTCTCCGAGTTGAAGCGCGCAACATATCCTGTCAGCCGTCCGGGCGATGAAGCCCGAAGCTCGCCATTACGAATTTCAAGCTTCATCGTCTGCTCCTTACAGGCCCAGGTCGTCAGCCACCACGAACGCCTTGGGATGGCGCACCACGGCATCCATGCTGTGCATGATTCGCAGTTGAACGTCGCCCTTTTCGTAGTAACCAGCGGCGTAGGGGTTGGCCAGCACTTCGGTGGCGCCCCACTCACCGATCACCAGTTGCGAGAAGTCCCCAGCGATCACGCGGCCCGTGTTGGGCGTGCCGGTCTTGGCGTCCAGTTGGTTGGTGACGTAGGCAGGGAGGCCAGCCACGCGGCCAGCTTGCATCAGGTACTCGCTACCGGCAGTGGCGTCCTTGAGCGTGGTTTGCAGCTTCGTCGCGGCCTTGGCATGGGTCACGATGGCATTGGCCGTGATGTTCTCCAGGCCCAGCTTTTCCAGCATGGCGACGATGGCGGCCCAGCTCAGGGTGGCCAGCGATGCGGTTTGAATGCCGCTCACGTTCAAGATGCCCACAGGCTGCTTGGCGGCTGCGGTGCCGTGCAGCAGGGCCTTGTCCACTGCCAGTCCCACCACGGCGCTGATGTCATCGCGCAGCAGGGCCTCAATCGAGGGGTTGGACTGCAATGCCAGTTGACGCGAGAAGGCCGTCAGCGCGCCCACGGTCTTGGGTTCCAGCTTGATGCTGGAATAGGTGGTGTTGCTCTCGGTGAGGCTGTCGCCTTCGCTCAGCCAGTACGCGGTGGCGGCGCCGGTAGCCTTAGGCAGCACGGTATCGCCACGCAGGCCGGTCAGCACGCGGGCACCCAGGCTGCGCACGATCAGGCTGTTTCGCAGCAGGCCGATGAATTGATCCGCACGGTAGTCGTCGGGCACCACAGCAGCCGCGCCGGTGGTGGTCATGGTGGCGCGCTTTTCAAAGATGCTCGTGGGCACCAGCACGCCACCATTGCGGGCGGTCAGGCCCTGGCGCTTGGCTTCGGATTGGAACTCGGCAAGGGCGCCGGTAACGCTGCGGTTTTCAATCTGCGCGGCGATGGCGTCCAACACGTTGACCTGGCCCTCCAGCTCGTTGCGGGCCTTGTCCACCGGGGCACCCAGGCTGCGGCGCTCGGCGTCCTCGATGAACTGAGCGCGTTGCTCGTCGGCTTCCAGATTCTGAATCTCGATCTTGAGCTTGTCGAACTTGGCTTGGCCTTCGGCGTTGAGCTGGGGAGTGCTGGCCAGCAGGGAGCGGGCTTCGGAGACTTTCGCGGCGCGGGCTTCGCGGATTTGATGCAGTTGCATTTGTGGGCTTTCTTGAAAAAGTGCCCATGCAATCGCCGGGCGGGTTGTCTCCACATTTCATAATGCGGAATGTGCCTATTATCACATTTCACGATATGAAATCAAGTGGGCAAGAAAAAACCCGCTCGGGGCGGGCTTGGTTTTATGGTGCCAGCACGTTAAACACGGTGGTTGAACGTCCGTCACGCGTCGCCACGCGTCACTGTCGCGTCAGCACGCGTCAAACCCATGGGATGCCGTAGGGTTCGCCATGGGTTCGGTAACGGTTATGCAACGTTGCAGTAACGGTGCCTGCACTGTGCTGGCACCGTGCTAGCACCGTGCCAGGCCCTTGCTAGCAGCATGCCGTGGCATCGGGTTCTGGTGCCGTGGCAATGCCGGGTGCCTGCAACGCCAAAAGGGGCCCACCATGGTTTTGAGCCACTTCCCCCCTGTTCCTCAGTGCTGCATTCGACTGCCTATAGATGGCATCTCTAGATGGTTTCCGTGAGACGGTGTAGGCGGGGTCGAAAAAACACCCCTGATAGCACCGGGAGACGGTCTAGGCGGGGCACTCTCTACACCGGGAGACGGTGCAATGGGAGCCCTCTCTACACCGGGAGACGGTCTAAGGGGTGCGTTTTTTTGGTAAGCGCCACGCACGAACGTCGCAGCCGCACCAGGGTCGTAACCGGGTATTTTGTCGAGCGCCCGCCATGTGACCGCGTACCAGCTCGCCTTATTGGGGCGGTGGCCCTTCACAGTCTCATGGATGAACCCGGCTTCGATCAGATCACGCTTGGCCCGCGTTATCACGTCTGCGCTCTTCCAGCCGCGTTTGGCAAGGTAAGCAGCAGACGCCAGCAACCGCCCGTTGTTGTCGCGCACAAACTGGCGTGCCAGCTCAAAAAGCAAAGCACGCGCAGGATGGCTCAAAGCAGCGTAGGCGGGGCAATCCAGCACGCTCCAAGGCAAGGCTATAAAACCGCCTGCGTCGCGCCCTGAATCGCCCTTGTGGCCTCGGTTGCGGCCGTTCGCCATTAGACAGAACCCCTCGGTTCTGAGTATTTTGTGGCAGGCATCAATTTGCTGTTCCACGTCGCCAAGAATGTGGACATGGACTCGGTTTCGGCCCTCTCCACTGCCACAGCGTGCTCCCAGCGATCCATGAGGATGTGGGCGCGGATTTCGGCCTCCACGCGCTCGCGCAGCAGCGGCGGGGGCATGGCATCCAACTCCCAGCACTAGCGCCCGTAGCGCGTCCTGTACCAGTCATAACGCCCGTCCTTGGCCTTGGTTTCTACGTCAAAGCTCGGCAGGCGCCCGGTATCCGTGGGCAGCAGTGCGATGCGGCTCAGGTGCACCTTGCCGCCGTAGCGCCCCAGGCGCTCGGGCAGGTCAACCTCGGACATGTAGATGCCGCTCGGGTCATAGTCGCCCACGTACAGCGCGATCAGGGGTTTCTCGCTGTCGTTGGACGCCTCGGCAATGCTGTTGAGTGCGGTCGCACTGGCGAACCCGTGCATTACCCGGAACGTGACGCCGTACTCGTTCAGCACAGGCGCCACGGTGCCCCGGACGGTGCCTTTCTCGCTCCAAACTTCCACGCGAACAGGCTGGTCTTGCCAGTAGTCGCGCCGGTAGCCACGGACAGCAGCGTTGATGATCTCGTCCGGGTTGTGCCAGGTGCTCACGCGCTCGGCTTCGCGGGTCTCGTCCACAACCCACTCCCACGGGACAATGCCTTGCTCGCGTGCATAGACAAGCTGGCGGCTCACCTTGTTGGTGGACGCCTTGCTCATGTCCGGGATCAGGCCCAGCGTGAACAGGCGATAGCAGACAGCTCGGACAGTGGCCGGTTGAATCTCAGCGAGTATTTTGTGGCTGGCCTCGATTAAGTCCAGCATGGCGCGGGACTTGCCACGGGTGCGGCGGGTGGTACTCACAGCGCCACCTCCGGCTCGCTCACCAGCGTGTAGAGTGAACCGCCCCGGGTTTTGAGGAGGCTCCAACACTTGAGAAGATGGAGCCATGAACAAATCACCGAAGTTCTCCCCGGAAGTGCGCGAGCGCGCCGTGCGCATGGTGCAGGAGCACCGAGCCGACTACCCGTCGCTGTGGGCAGCGATTGAATCGATTGCCCCCAAGATTGGCTGCGTGCCACAGACCTTGAACGACTGGGTCAAGAAGGCCGAGGTCGACAGCGGCCAGCGCCCCGGCACCACCACTGCAGACGCCCTGCGCATCAAGGTACTGGAGCGTGAGGTCAAAGAATTGCGCCGGGCCAACGACATCCTGAAGACGGCCAGCGCGTTTTTCGCGCAGGCGGAGCTCGACCGCCGACTCAAGTCGTGAAGGCCTACATCGACCGCCACCGTGATGACTACGGGGTCGAGCCCATCTGCCGGGCGCTGCAGATGGCCCCGTCGTGTTACTGGCGCCACGCAGCCCGGCAACGCAACGCGCAACTGCGCAGTGCACGCGCCCAGCGTGACGAGGGTTTGAAGGCCGACATTCAGCGCGTGTGGCACGCCAACTGGCAGGTCTACGGAGCCGACAAGGTCTGGCTGCAGATGAACCGCGAGGGCATCGTGGTGGCGCGCTGCACGGTCGAGCGTCTGATGCGTGCCATGGGCTTGCAAGGGGCACGCCGTGGCAGGGCGGTGCGCACCACCACGCCGGATACCTCGGCCCCGTGCCCGCTGGACCACGTCAACCGGCACTTCCATGCCAGCCGTCCCAACGAGCTATGGGTGTCGGACTTCACCTATGTCTCCACCTGGCAAGGCTGGTTGTATGTGGCCTTTGTGGTGGATGTGTACGCTCGGCGCATCGTGGGCTGGCGCGTCAGTCGCAGCATGCAGACGGACTTCGTGCTCGATGCCCTGGAGCAGGCCTTGTACGACCGTCAGCCTGCGGCTCATGCATTGACGCACCATTCCGATAGGGGCAGTCAGTACGTTTCCATACGCTACACCGAACGCTTGGACCAGGCGGGCATACAACCTTCGGTGGGCAGCAGGGGAGACAGCTATGACAACGCGCTGGCCGAGACCATCAACGGTCTGTACAAGGCCGAGTTGATTCACCGCCGGGGACCTTGGAAGACCAGGGAATCCGTGGAACTGGCCACCCTGCAATGGGTGCACTGGTTCAACCACGTCCGATTGCTCACGCCGATTGGGGGCATCCCTCCGGCAGAAGCTGAGGCAAACTACTGGAGGCAACTCGCCGCCAGCGACACCTCGACAAAGGTGTCAACTTAAACCAACCGGCCTCCTCGATACCCGGGGCGGTTCAGAGCGCCACACGCGCATGGTGATAGCCGTCACGATCCACGATCACCACGGGGTCGGTGGTAATGCTGTAGCCGTGGCGGTCGCGCAGCTCCTTGATACGGGCCGGGGCCTGATAAATCCCCAGGCGGCGCAGGTCGTAGGACGTTTGCGGGCGCATGCGCAGCGCCTCAACAATGCGCTTGTATTGGTCGCGGGTCGCGGTGGATTTGCTCATTGCACCGCCCCCTTGGCGCGCAGCCAGTTGGAAACCTGGCCAGCCACCCAGCGCGTGCAGCGGGTGCCGTCTTTGACAGGGGAGGGGAATTTGCCCTCGGCCACCCTGCGACGGATGGTCGATTCGGACATGCCCGTGACGGCGGTCACGGTTTGGATTTTCAGCAACGCCTCGGGAATGTGCAGCGCCTGAATGGTTTGCGACGATGCGCGGTTATGACGGCGAGAAACGGAAGCGGGTTGCATTTTGCACCTCATGAATGAACATGGGTGCAATGGTGTTTTTCTATGTGCCTTTAGTCATTACCCGTTTGCTGGCAAGCCGTCCGGTTTGCTGGCAGGCGGGGTGTCCTTTAGCCACACCTCACGCATCTGCTTCTCAGTTATCGAGACGTGGTATTCGTTATGAATACGCCTAACGTAGTCTCTTGCAAAAGCAGATTTGTTTCCGTTGTAGGCGGATCGGTGCCTAGCCCACTCAGCAGTCACGAACGCTTTTGCTTGGTTCGTGGGGCCGTGCTTGCGCATTGCGGCTCGCCTTGCCCGATCTTTGTTGAAATCCGCGAGACGCTCGTCCATCTCGATTTCTAAGTCATTCGTAATTTCAATATGGCGCTCATACTTCAATGCCAAGCCCAATGCTAAGGCGGCGTTAAACGCGTCATTGGCGGCTGGAATAAGCCTTGCACCAATGGGGCCATCATCAGCAGTCCCCAAGTCTTCCTCTGGACAATTCAAGGTGTTTATGCAGTTGGCTACAAACATCAGTGCCAAAACTGCTGCGCATCTTATTGGGCAGTGACCAGGCTCATCGGAATTGGTTGTACCTAAACCCGCATCCACCGCGAAGCTCATGGCCTCAATCTCTGATATTTCTTCGTCGAAGTCATCAGAATCATCATCCAAGCGATTTTGATTTCTCTCAGCGGCCTGTGCAAATAAATCGCGCGCCTTCTCTATCTGCCAATCTACTTCATGTTCTATCCACAAAATATCTTGCTTTGACAGTCCTGCGAGCAGCTCACGCGCTTTCCAAGCTACATCGAATAGTCCATAGAAGGGATAAAGCGGCACATTACCTTCAATTGGATCAAAGTTATCGAAGCAGTCCACAGCGTTCCCTCGCGCCCCCTGAAAAGGTGCCAGCCCAGCCCGTCAGGGAAACGGGTTTTCGGGGATCAGCCTAGGGCTGGCGAATCGCTTTAGTGCAGGTAAAGGCGGTGCTCGTCGTTCCAGCGTCCGAGCATCTTCACCACGGTGTTGAGGTTTGAAATGGCGACTTCGCTGTTCCCTGCCTCTAGCGCACCCTTGGCGAGCGACGCTCCCAACTTGGCCTCGTCGCGCACGCTGTCCAGGTGACACATGAACGCACGAACCGCTGAAAGCACGGCCTGCAATTCCGGCTGCTCACTTTCGATAGCGCACAGCACTGCGTCGATTTGACGGCGATTTACCCACATCACCTTGACGCTGTAGTCTTTTGGTTCGCCATTCAATGCGGAGCCCCCCTCCACACCTTGCATGAGTGGTGGGAGCGACACCCCGCCATAGCTCACAGCCTTGGTAGTGACCGTGCCCGGTTTCAAGTAAGGATCTACCTTCGGCGCCTTTGCGTGGGCGGATGTGATTACCGGAACGGAAACCCATTCATCGGCAGCCATTGCGTTTTCGGTAGACTTTGTTTCAGCCATTTTCGGTTCCTCTGTTGATGGTCAGGCGGGCGGGTTGTTCTCAGGCTTTCCGTTCGCCGTCTTGTTGCCCTGCTTTGTCCGGTGCAGGGCTTGCCGGTATCTCATGCGCGCAGCGGGATCACGTCCGCGCCAGTGCGTAGCTTGTCGAGGTAGTCGGCCCACTCGTTCATCATTTGGCGGCGCTGCTCCATGAATTGGGCTCGGTCGTAGGCTGCGCCCAGTGGACCTGATTTGCCGTGCGCCAATTGCGCTTCGATAACGTCCGGGTGCATGTTCAGCCGTTCGACCATGATGGTTCTGGCCATGGCACGGAACCCGTGTGGCGTCATTTCGTCATTGGTGTAACCCATGCGCCGTAGTGCCGTGCGGATGGTGTTTTCGCTCATGGCTCTCTCACCCGTCAGCAGGGAGGGGAACACGTACTTTCCGTGCCCAGTCAGGGGCTTGAGGTCTTTCAGAATCTGGATTGCGCGAGGGGCGAGCGGCACAAAGTGCGGCCTGCCGTTTGTCTTGCCGTAGATGGTGCGCTTCATCTTGTCGGCGGGGATCGTCCATAGCGCGGCGTCTAGGTCGATTTCCACCCACTCCATATGCCGGATGTTGCCGGGGCGTTGAAAGAGTAGGGCGGACAGCTCCAGCGCGGCCCGTGTTGATGGCTGGCCCTCATAGTCGAAGATGGCGCGCATCAGCTTGCCCGCGCTGTCGGCGTCCAGCACTGCCGCCATGTGCTTGACGTTCAGGGGCGCAAGCGCGCCGTGAAGGTCGGGTGCTGGGTTGCGCTCGCATCGGCCTGTCGCGATGCCATAGCGGAACACTTGCCCCGCCGTCTGCCGAAGCGTGTGCGCCGTTTCCTTGGCTCCCCTGGCCTCAGTGCGTCGCAGAGCATGCAGCAGCATGGGCGCGGTGATAGTGGCTAGGGGGAGCGCGCCGATCCAGGGGAACAGGTCTTTCTCCATGCGCTCTATCCAGCGCTCCCCGTATTGCTTGCTCCAGCCACTGGCCTTGGTAGCGTGGAACTCGCGGGCAACTGCCTCGAAAGTCACATCTGCCTGGCGCTTGTTCTCCAGTCGATCCAATTGGCGCTTTTGCGCTGGGTCGATACCCTGCTGATGCAGCTTGCGGGCATCGTCGCGGGCGGTCCTGGCCTCTTTCAGTTTGACGTCCGGATAGCTGCCAAAGGCGATGCGCTTTTCCTTGCCATCAAAGCGGTACTTCCAAAACCAGCGCTTCGAGCCGTTGGGCGTGACTTCCAGGTACAGGCCGCCCGAGTCGGCAAAACGGACGCGGGGCTTGTCAGCTGGGCAAGTCGTTGATTTACAAGCAATTTCGGTCAGCAT